TATACAGGATTTTCAGGAGCATCAGGTACTTCTACAGTTGGTCATGGTTTACAAAAAGCTCCAGAATTTATTATAACAAAATCAAGAAATTCAGATAGTGGTTGGTGGGTTCAACATGTTGGTTTATCAGCAGTGACAAAAACTATACTCCTTAATACTAATGCAGTTGAAGGAGATTATTCTGGTTATGGAAGTTTATCAGCACCAACATCTAGTGTGTTTAGTATTAATGGAGTTGAAGGTATAGGAGGTTCAGCAAAAAATTATATAGCCTATGTCTGGCATTCAGTTGAAGGATTCAGTAAATTTGGTAAATATGAAGGAAATGCTAATGCAGATGGTGCATTTATATATACAGGATTTAGACCCAGAATGATAATATTGCGAGCTATTAATGTAGCTTCTGATGGTTGGTTAATGTATGATACAGCAAGAGAAACATTTAATTTTATGGATTCAGTTTTACAACCACATCTTTCTTCTGCTGAATACTCTAATGCTGCTTTTAGACTAGATGTACTTTCAAATGGTTTTAAACTCAGGTCTTCTGATAACGCAGTTAATGGAACATCTTATGACCCATATATTTATATGGCATGGGGTGACGTACCATTTAAATATAACAATACAAGATAATTTTAGGAGGTGAAATAATATGTGGGCTTATGTAACAGATAATACTATACAGGAAATAATTAGGTTTCCTAAAAGTATGGTGATAGACAGTGTACGACATCCACGAGCCATATTCACAGCGTGGACTTGGACAGAGTTGAATGCTGTAGGTATATATACTGTAGAGGCAGGAACTCAAGGAGATGACAGGTTTGAAATTACTTCATCGCCTACGTATGCATTTGACAGCACTAATAAAAAGGTTACGACTACTTATACTAAAACTGACAAGGCACTTGCAGACAGCAACGCTGTAGACGAGGATGGCAATCCTATATTAGACGATCACGACAATCAGGTAGTAAACCTTGGCCTGAAGTCCATAGCTAAGAACAAGTGTAAGACACAGGCAAACGGTTTGATAAAGAGATTTAATTGGTTAGTAGAGAGATATACATATGATAACAGTAAAACAATTCCTAGTGCAGTATCCACATACGTTACAAATGTTAGAAATAGTTGCACTACTATTTGCAATGCCATTGACAATAGTGCTGATATGGCTGCTTTCAAGGCATTATATAACGATACATATGACAGTGATGGGAATGTTACAGCAGTTGCTACGGTTAACAACTGGCCTGATGACTATGATGTACAAACTTATGAAAGGTAAATGATTATGGTAGTTAAAAATAGAAAGAAAGCTGATTTAAACAAAGATGGTAAACTTAGTTCATATGAAAAAACTAGAGGAAAAGCTATAGAAAAAGCAATGGGATTAAAAAGGGGAGGCAGAAAAAAGACCAAGAAGAAAAAGGGGTCAAAACCTGCAAACCCATCGCTGTACGCAAGAGTAAAATCAGAGGCTAAGAAAAAGTTCAAGGTCTACCCAAGTGCTTATGCAAATGCATGGTTAGTCCGTACATACAAAAAACGTGGAGGTACTTACGCATGAGCCTGAAGGAATGGTTTGGTAAAGGGCCAAAGGGAGACTGGGTAGATATCGGTGCTCCTAAGAAGAAGGGCAAGTACCAGCCTTGTGGACGGAAGTCAGCCAGTAAGAGTAAGAGAGGTTATCCAAAGTGCGTGCCAAGAGCAAAGGCTAAGTCGATGAGTAAAGGACAGATAAAGAGTGCTGTACAGAGAAAAAGAGCAAGGGCACAAGGTGTAGGTGGTAAACCTACCAACGTGAAGACGATAGTAAGTAAGAAGAAGACAACAAGAAAAACAAGAAGAAAAACTAGGAGAAGTTAATGCAATTAGACCCTACTATGATATGGAATCTCGTGCTGACATTGGTGATAGCACCAGCTACTTGGGCATTCTCAAAGATGTTTCAAGAGGTGAAACGATTACAGATTCTACTCAATCAAACCAGAGAGGAATATGCAAAGAGAAGTGATGTACAGCAAGAAGTGAAGGAGATCATTACCCATCTACAAAGGATGGAGGATAAAATGGATAGGTTTATAGAGAGGAATAGGAGTTAGATATGGCTAGATTATCAGAATTACAAATGGGCTTAGGCGGTGCGATAGCTAAGATTAAGAAAGGTAAGAAGAGGTTTCAAGAAGGTGGTGAGACTACTGAAGAAACTACACCTACATATAATCAATACCCCGGAACTGCTGGACAGAATTTACCTACTACAGTAGGCGGGTCGGGTACGGCTGGTGTACAGCAAACGGGTGAAGTAACAGGATTTCCTAGTGCTGCTGTAACTCAATCTACTGAAGAAAAAGTAACTGATACTCCTGTAACAAGACCTATAAGTGGTATACTTCCGGGACAGAAAATAGGTTTGACTGAGGGAGAAACAGTGGCTCCTACAACAACAACTGTACAAACAGATGAATTAGTTAATTTTGGTCAGAGTGATATGACTCAATTAGCGTCTGCACCTACACTTACTACCACTGGTGCTGTAGCTCCTGATGTATCTAGTCCTACTGTGACTGCTGCAAATACATATTCTGCTTATACACAACAAAATACACCACAGGCTTCTGCTGCTCAAGGGACATTATCACCCACTTCTTTAGTTGGAGACCCAACAGAGTTTGCAAAGACAGCTGCTGTAAAAGGAGAAATAAGCTCTGAATCTATAGCTTCTAAAGTAACAGGACAAATTTCTAATTTAGGAACTGTAAAAGGACAGATAGAATCTTTGTACGCAGCGATGGACAGTGGTGAATCTCTTCCAGCATGGGCTGCTCCTGCTGTACGTAAGGTAAATGCAATTATGCAACAAAGAGGTTTGGGTTCTTCGTCTATGGCAGCTGCTGCAATAACTCAAGCCTTGTATGAATCTGCTTTACCTATCGCTGCACAAGACGCTAAAACATACGCTGCTTTAGATTTACAAAATTTAAGTAATGAACAGCAATCGACTTTACAAAACGCAATGACATACGCAGCGATGGACAAAGCAAACATGAGTGCTAGACTACAGGCTGCTGTAGATAATGCTAAATCTTTTTTAACTGTAGACCTTAAAAATTTAGATAATCAACAGCGTGTAGGTGAAATTAATCAACAGACAAATGTACAAAAAATGTTGTCTGATGTTGCACAAGAAAATGCTTCTAGGCAGTTCAATGCAAAAACACAAAATGAAGTAGATGAATTTTTTGCAGAGTTAGGAACTCAAATAGGAAATGCAAATGCAAATAGACAAGCATCTGTACAGCAAGTAAATACAGATCAAGCAAATGCTATGCAAAGATTTACAGCACAGATGCAAGATAGTAGAGATAAATTTAATGCTAATATGGCACAGGCAATATCACAATCAAATGCACAATGGAGAAGAGAAGTGAATACTAGAGATACTGCTGCACAGAATGATGCAAATAGAGTTAATGCTCAAGCAATGTTAGGTTTAACTGCACAGGCACAGGCTAATTTATGGCAGAGGTATAGAGATGAGGCGACTTGGGTTATGAACTCTACAGAAAGTGCATTACAAAGAGCACATCAATCTGCCATGATAGCACAAGAAGCAGAAGCTAATTCTGATTTTTATGATAAACAGTTTAAAGATTCTATGGCTGTGTCTGCAGGAACAGCTGTGTACAACTTACTTAGTGACTATCGTTTAAAAGAAAACATCATCTGGGTTGGTGTATCTCCATCTGGATTGAATGTGTACGAATGGAATTACATTTGGGACAGCAACTATCGCTATAGAGGCGTGATGGCTCAAGAGCTGTTATTTACAAAACCAATGGCCGTTCTTCGTAACAAACTAACAGGGTATTTAAGTGTTTTATATAATTTAATTGATGTAAAAATGGAAAGGGTATTATGAGTTTAAGAAGTAGTTTAGGAAATGTTCTTAGAGAAAATGGACAAATTTACGGTACTGATTTAAAAAAACTTAGAGAGTATAGTGCTGGTAATTTTGAAGGGATGTACAGCGAACCTGATCCTGAAATGGATATGTTGTTAGGTGATGTGCAAATGGAGGCTATTGAGAATGAAGGTTTTATGAGTGATGAGCTTCCTAAGTTTAGTGGAGGAGGAAGTATTTTTAAAAAAGCAAAAGACTTTTTCTTTGCTCCTTCTAAAACAGAAAAATTTCTTACATCTAGTTACACTAAACCTTTTGTTACAAGAACTGTGCCCGGCAGTGGAGGATTGTTGACAAGAAGTTGGAACAGTTTTAAAAACAGTTCTTTTGGTAGTGGTATAGCAAACAAGTACAATGCATTAAAAACAGAGGGAGGGGCTAGCACTTTTCTTGGAGGGTTGTTAAATAGAGTTAAGAAAAATTTACCAGAAGGTGTATTTGGTAAAGGTAAAGGGGGAGCACTTTCAGAACCAAAAGATGTTGCTTTTGACCCGATGAAATTTAGACAATTTAAAGCTAGTGGGCAAGCATCTGCAGGAGCACAGTTTAGAAAAGGTCAGGCAGACAACATGAGAGGTAAATACATGACTCAGGCACTTGCACATGCTATCAGTCCTGTTACTAATCCTAGAGCTGCAAAAATGGTAGCAAACTTTAATTTAACAGCTTTGAGTAGTCCTGCTTTTAAAGGTACACCTATTGCCATAGCTAAAAGACCTTCTAGTGCATTAACAGCACCCGGCACAGCAAAAGTAGACATAACTGCTGCTAGGCCAATGGAGCAAATAAAAATAACGTAGGATAATAATTATGAGATATGAACCAAAAAATGTAGATGAAAGTATTATAGCTGGAGCACCACCAGAAAAAGGCTCTGTAGAATCTTTAGACCCTTTCTCAACTCCTATACCCGGTCAATCTCTTACTATGAGACCGGGATCGCAAGCATTTGAAAAACCGTGGGTGTATACAGACCCTGACGAATGTTTAGTATTTCTAATTGAAAAACTAGAACAAGATAGAAAGTTAAAAGAAGAACATCTTTCTATATTGGCATCTGGTGTGCCTATAGAATACATGGTAAATACAGCTGCTTTTGCAGGTTTTACTGAAGGTTTATGGTCTCCTGATACGGCAGAGTTAATAAAACCCGGACTTGCTATGTATTATATATTGGTGGCTATGGATGAAGAAGTGCCATTTGTATTATTTAATCCTGAAGGTGGACAAGAAGGACAACTTAATGACAAAGAAGTGTTGGACAGCATGAGAAATTTACACCCAGAGGCATACAGCGTAATTACAGAAAGAATGGATGCTGCACAGAGACCAGCACCAGAACCTGAAGGATTTTTGGATATGCCTGCTGAAGATGTAGAAGAGGTACAAGAAGAAGAAATTTTAATGGATGAAAGGGAGGGTATGATATAATGGTGTCATTTTTAACAGGGTTTGCAAAAGGTGTATTTGACGGGATTAATGAGGATGCTGCTGCACAGAGACAGTTTGATTATGATAGTAGAATAACAAAAATGCAAGAAGACGCTAAGAAAAAAGATTTAAACAAAACATTTATAAACGTAAATGGAAATGATTATACATATGAATTAGCTAATCCTGACATATATAGTAAAGGAGGAGAAACTTTTGAAAAAGTAAGTTTAAATAATCTCGTAAAACAATCTACGCTTTCAAGACCAGAATTAGATAACAAAAGCATAATACAGCATTTAAATGATAAGGGCGATTACACTAGCTTACAAAAAATAGCAGACGTGGCAGGTGAACATTCTAGTATTTTAACACAAGTAAAGAAAACAGAAGCTGGTGTTTCTTACGTTACTCCTCTAAATTTTGCAATTGATGCGGGCCCTTTTTGGAATAAAGTTTATAAACCACAGGCTGAACGAACATCTGGTAGAGTTATTGTTAGAGATTTAGCAAAAACACAAACTTGGTTGAACAATCCAAAAGAAGGTATGACGTTTTTTTCAGAAGTTGTAAAACCAAAAGAAGGTGAATTAGGAGAAGAAAGACAAATACAACCGTTTTTACTTAGAACAAGAGATATGAAAGTAGTAAAAGGTGTTGATCAAAATAACAAACCAATACTTGAAAATATAACTAACCAAGACGTTGTTAATTTTTTAGATAAAAAAGCAGCGTATCTTAATATTACAGACGCTGTAGGACAGGAAGATTTAAGAGATAAAGTATTGAGTGATTATATAAATGGCCCAGAGATGAAAACTACAGATGATAGAAGTGTAAACTTTAGCATATCCGATCAGATAAAAGCAGAAATGAGTATGATGAATTTATTTCCAGAGGGCTATAGAGCTAATGCTTCAAATATTGGACGTATTAAAGCAGCTGCTGACGTTATAGATGCCCTTCCTAAAGAAGTTAGAGACAGCCCTAAGATGTTAGTACAGATAATGAGAGGTGCATTTAGAGATTCTCAATTACTTACTGAAGTTAATCAAGGAGGTATATCAAATGATGTAAAAAGTTTTTTAGACGTTATGGGTTTTAAAAACATTGAGAAATTTACAGAAGCTATCTCAAACATTGATAAACCTTTAACCAGAGTAAGAGACATAAAAAAAATGTACCAAGATAATCCTGCTTTAAAAGACTCAAAAAAAATTGGAGGAGCAGCTAGTGCCGTTTCTTTTATAAGTGGTGTAAAATCTCAAATGAGTCAATTTACTCAAATGGTAACTGGAGAAAAAGCAAATGTCTTAACAGGCATGATAGACAGACTTGCTGGAGATGAAGATAGTGCTACGTATAAAAGCGGAGATGCTGCAATATTAAAAAAACAAAACAATGATTTAGCTCAAAATTTAATGAGTATTAATGAGGCTTTACAAGGCACAGGATTAAATCAATCACAAATTGATAAGTTAACACAGGCACAGGCCATTGCTGTAGTTAAGTATCAAACTTTTTTACTAGCTTTTGAAATGGCGGCTGCTGTACAAGGTGGCGGAGATAGTAGAACCATATCTAACAAAGACGTTGAACTTATGCAAAAAGCATTAACAATATCTTTTTTTACAAATCCTGATAACTTTATAAAGATTTTAGATCAAATAGAAACAGATTTAACAAGATCTAAAATGGTAAATAGATATTGGCAAACTGCTATTCAAAGCGATAGACTTTCAGAATTAAAAGCAGCTGCTGTTTTAGAAAATACAAGTTATAATATAGCTTCTCAATCTGGAAATGTTTTTGGAAGTTTGGCTAGTAAATACATGGGCACTGCATTACAAAACAACCCTAATGCTGAAAGACGTTTACAACAAGAAGGAATTAATATTGAAGATATGCTGTCCGTAGATAGTATTTTAGGAGGACAGGTAAATATAGAAAGCCGTAAAGAAAAATTAGCAATGAATATTAAAGATGTTGTTGGTCAGGATGTTACTATGGGACAGTGGCTTAGTTCTCTTGTAGAAAAGGCTAATGAAGGAGGAGATGATGGAGCATTTGTAGCTGTTTATGAATTTGGTTCTGACAACAATGCCACTGAACCATTAACTAAATGGAAAGAATTAGCTGAATATTTAGGTTATCCAAACGTAGATAAACTGGCAGACATCCTTCCAAAAGGAAAGATTCAAGACGAGTTTAAAAAATTACTTGAAGATAGAGATAATCAATAATAAAAGGAAAAATACATAATGAGTGAATTAGTTGATAAAGCGATTAGTGGTGCTAAAAAAGTAGGGGGTTTCCTTGTTGAAAATGTAGATATAAGACCAGACAGCACAGAACCCATTGATATTACAAAAGAACCAGAAACCACTGAAGAAAAATATCTTATTGAAAAAGCTACTCCTACAATAAAGTTAGAAGAGGGGCCGGGTATGCCTGAAGCTACTGAAAGACCACCAGTAGAAGAACCTGAGCTTGGTTTTTTTGATAGTAGAACTCCGGGTGCTAAAGACATTTTTAAAAAATTAGTTACTGATAATGTTCTACCTCAACAGGATATTAAAGAAGATAAATCAATTCCTCCGCTTAAAGGTTTTCCTTACGACACAAAAGGAGGAAAGAAAAATTTATTAGAAAGAATATCTGGAGCAGGTAAAACACCTATTTTTTTAGGTGAAGACGAGTATAAACTTGTTACGGATCAACCTGATGAATCTCCTTTTAAAAGAAAAACACCACAAGAAAAAGCACAAGAAAGATACAATAAAATAATGCAGGGTAGAAAAAGTGAATACTCTGTAGAAGATAATTTAGAAGAAAAAGGAGACAATTGGTTTTTTAAAGATATAGAAGGAAACGTATATTCTTATGCAGCACCAGATAAACAAACAGCATTAAAAAAGGCTTTTCACATAGACGATAAATTAAGAAGAGAAGGGTCTTCTATATTTAGAGACGCAGAAGGTGTTCCAAAAAGTTTTACAACTGATTTAGTTGCTGCAGACGGAGACGTGGGCTTGATGATAACAGCTGCTCAAGATCAATTAGGAAAGGAATATTGGACGAATCATAAATTATTAAAAGAGTATAGAGAAAAAAATCCAGATGGGTTTTTGGCTAATGCTTTACCTTTAGAATGGCTGGCAGGTTTAAAAACAATAGGAGAATCACCTTTTACTGTCGGTGCTCCTAGTTTAGTTCTAGGTCTTGGACAGCCATTGGCAGAGGGTGGAGACACTATCTTAGGTATATTTGGAGGAGACCAACCTCTTTTAAATTTTTACTCTGATGTTGCAAATATGACTTTAGAAGATGAAACTGTGCGTATGAGCCATGGTCAAAATATGTACACCGTCAATACAAACATCGGTTGGACTACCGGTGAACCGTTTACTATGGGAGTAGATAGAAACATAGGTGCTATAACTGTAGATTCTTTAAACTCCAATACAGAAAGAAAATTAAGAAGACCACCAGATTGGTATCACACTATCATACCTAGATTTGTAGAGGACTATGCTTTGACATTAAGTGTATTATTTCCTTTTAAAAAAGGTGCACAGATATACACAAAGAATTTAAGAAACGATGCTATAGATAGTTTAGGTTATAAATTATCAGATGACGGTTCATCTTATGTTTTAAAACAGCCACCAAAAGGAAAGTTTTCAGATAAACCTGTTTCTCCTACTAGAACTGAAATTTATACAGAGATGAGAAAACTTCATATGGAACGGTTAGCAGACGCTACAGGAAAACTTAATGTAGGAGCAACAAGATTTGTTAAAAAAACTTTTAGAGAACAACAGTTTTTGTATGGTACAAATCCTGTAAAATATTTAAAAGATGTTAAATACCAAGTGTTGGGAGAAAATGTATTTTTAGGCATTTACAGAATGATGTCTGGTAACAAATCTATTTTAGATCAAGAGAAATGGTATGAAAGTGGCGGGGCCATGACTTTAGAGTTTTTATCTGCAGGAATAGGAAATATAATTGGTGGAAGTATAGCAAAAAGTAATATAATAGGAGCAACTTATGATGGGATTAAATATCCTTTTTATAAAATAACTGCTACAGGTGCAAACGCAGGATTGCCTTTGCGTTATATTTCTAACAAATTAGCTCCGGGAGGTTTTGTGCCTGAAAGAGATTTAAGTCCTCAAGAATTAATTCAGTATAATAAAATAGGAGATGAACAGAAAAAAGAGTTTAGTAAATTAGCAAAAGATATAAAAGAAATAAGAGATGTAAATCCTAGATTAGCACAAGAAATAGATAAAGGTTATGAATTTTACACTAAACTTAAAAGACAACTTATTGCAGCTAATAGAAAAGCACCGGCTGAATTTAAGTTTGAGGAAGAAGAGCTGTACGCTACTTTAGGAACTATTTTTCAAATTAGAGGTTTGAATATAATGCGAGCTCAGTTAGCAGAAAACATAGAAAAAACTGGTAAAAGTAAAATACAGGTTAAAGAATTTGTTAAAGCTGCAGACGTAGCAGCAAAAAAAGGAAAAGAATTATCTGGAGTTTTAAGAAAACAGTTAGATAGTTTAAAAGTTATGAGCACAGATGAAGCAAATGACGCTATCACTCTTCTTAAAGAACATGTGCAAAAAGCCTACGATAGTAATTTAGAATCTATGAAAGTTTCAAATGAAATATTAGGCAAGGCTGTTAAGTTAAAAGTTATGGAAATGGTAGATAACATAGAATTAGGAGATGATGACGCTAAACTTTTAGCTTCTGTGCTTAGAGAACACGATTTGTTTAAAAATGATTCTTCATTGGAAAGATTAAAAACAATGACAAATGATATAAACTTATTAAGAAAAAGTATATCTTTAAATTATTTAGGTGGTGTTAAAAATCAAAGAGAAAAATTACAATCCGTTAGTGATCCTAAAAATCCAAAGTTTGAACCTTATAATGTGGAAATATATGGTAAAGATGGTAGGTTAAAAGACACAGGAAAAACAATGACTTTTGTAAGTAAAAATGTAGACGCTGCTCAGTTTATAGCTAGGCAAAGCCAAAAGAATGGTTTGAACATAGTTAATAACATCTATCAACATTTTAAATTACACTACAGTCATATGTATGATTCTGTTATTAGTTCTATACCTGAAGGTTTTGAAACTGTTGATATAGCCAATGTGTTAGTAAGCATTAATAAACAGATTAGAGCAGGAGGAGGTTTAGATACTATACCAGAAGTAAAAAGTAAAGTTAATGAAATAAGTAAAGATATATTGTCTTTACGTTTAAAAGAAGCATACAAAACAGCTTATGAATCTGCAAAATCGGCAGAAGTAACAGAGGCTAAATCTTTAGGTGCTTACATAAAAGAAACTAAAGAAAGTTTAGTGTATGAACTTACTGGAGAAGGTGATTTAGGAAACATAACAGCTCTTGATGAATTAGAAAATTTAAAAGAAATGTTACCAGATAGAGATTTTTCAATAAACGGAAACTATAAACATTTAGCCTCTCTAGAAAGAACTGTTAGAAAAGCACTTAGAAAAGAAAATTTAGATTTAGATAAAAGAAATCAATTGCAAGGAGCTGCAGAGGCTTTAGCTAAACAAAAAGAGTTATATTTAAAGAAATTAGAAAAAAATGGAAATCTTAAACAGGCAAATGATTTAAGAAAATTAGATACTAATTACAAAACAAATGTATCTAATAAATTAAGACAATCAAAAATACTTGCACATTTAGATAAGATACAAGGAGAGTACACAGGGCCTGAATTTAAAGGAGAAGCGGCTGAAGAAAGAGCAGAGTTACTTAGAAGTGGTTACGATGAAATAGATTCTGTAACAGGACTAGACGTAGCGGTACCAAAAGTAGTTACCAGTTTTAAAATTAGTCCTAAAGATGAAAAATTATTTGATTGGATATTTGAAAATATAAATCCAGAAGATATGGAAAAAGAATTAAGAATAATGTTTGGGCAAGGGTCTGAAGTTACAACAGAAGCAGGAATAAGAGAAACAGTTTATGAATCTATTGTAAATGGTTCTGTAGGACACCCCGGGTATAAAGCGTTTTTAGACAATTATGAAAAATGGGCAGCTGCTAAAGTGGCAGGAATGTTAGATGAAGCTGTGGCTCAAGGAGGGACAAAAATAAACAACACCATATTGTCTACTAAAAATACTGACATTGAAGCATGGAAAAGAATAGGTAAAGAAGTAGAAATAGGAGACATGCCCGGAGAAATAGGTTCTAGAGAAAATAAAAAGTTTTTAAGATTGTTAAGTCAATTTGAAAAAGCAACGAATGGTCAAATGAGAATAGGTAGGCACAGACATATAGATCAATTAAATGAATGGGTAAATGGTAATGAAAAAATAGCTGAGGCTTGGAATGAGACTATGATATTATCACAAAAAATAATTGATGGTAGATTTGCAAGAGCTGCTGAATTTAAACAGCAACAAAATACAGTTATACGAGCTTTAGAAACTAGATCAGGACAGTTTCAAAATTTATCAGATGCTGAAAACTTTTTTCAATATGCAATGACTAATAAAAAAGCCATGATGGACGCTAGAGAAGCAGCCATAAGAGGAGGCATGAATCAAGCGACTTGGGATAAAACAGTAAAAAGAATGTTAATAAAAGCATTGATACAAAGAAGAACTATTGGAACTGCTAAAGGAAAAATAGTATATGAAAACACTACCGACCAACAGAAAGCAAAAGAATTTTCTTTAAAAAACGGAGTAAAATTAAAAGAAATTAAAAAAACAAAAGTAAAACCTAGAAATTCTAGAGATGAACAAGAAATGTTTATAGCTCCTCAAAAAGAATTAGACGGAATGGGTATGGTAGACGACTTAGAAGAGTACGGTAAAACATTAGAAGAATATTTTGGTGAAGATGCAGCAACATTAGAACATTTTAAATTAATAGTTAAATTAGCATCTTTTATAGACGCTGATGAAGTAGCTACTAAATCAATTAAAAGTGGTAAGTTTGCTAGAGGAGTTACATTAAGCATTCCTATGTTACAATCAAGACTGTGGGCTATAGCATCTAATAGAGCATCTTACCATTACGCATTAAGTGAAGGTTTATTAGCTTTTGCTAATGGACAAAATTTAGATATTGCGTATGCTTTATTAAATTCTGATGCAGAATTATCAGGGCCTTTAGCTAAAATGTTAGCAACAGGAGAAACAAAGTTTTCTGCAGAAGTAAGTCCTAAATATTTAGAAGCATTTTACGCAGATATAGTAAGAGGATTATCAGAATTAGAGGAAGGTAACAGAGAGTATCTTGCAGCACAAGACCCTTACAGACGAATGTTAAATGTTCTGTTTGAAATGAACCCTCAAAAAAGACCAGAGTTTTTATTTCCTGCAGAACCTATAGAGGATCAAAAATTAACTTTTAGAAGTGATGCAATGGTAGAAAATAATTACATACTATACAACAGAAATAAATACATACAAGATATAGGAAAAAGATTTGTAGAAAAACTAAAGCAAGGGCCCGGAATAAATAAAGATTTAACTATGCAAGATATATTTGAAGCAGCGTTTGCAGAATATCAAGCACAGTCTCAACCATTCACACCATAAAAAAAAGGAGAAACAATGAAAGAAGAAAACAAAAACATGGGCAGATCAGACATGAGTGCTAGAGTACCTACACCCATGACAGATGCAATGGCAATGAAACCTGCTGTACAGCGACCAGTTGAAGTAAAGGTCAAGTCTGACGATAAGATGTACGGTGGTGGATATGTAAAAAACTATGCTAGAGGTGGTGGGGTTCGTAAAGTACGATACACCTAGTGTATAGTCTTATTAATATCTCTTTGTAATTCAATGGCTGCTGCCGTGAGCATTTTAATCATGGCAACAATCATTGCTGTATTTGGGTAGTCCGGATTCCAATCATCCATAGCCTCTTCAAATAGTTCAGGGTCTATGTTATCTTCTTCTATGACTATCCTGCCCTCTGCATTCAACAACACAGAGAATCTGAACAGCAACGCTTCTTTAGATTTCTTCTTCATCTATCAATTCACTCCACTTCGATAGTTTCTTGTTTTTCACCTTCACTCTCTCATCGAGCTCTTCCCAACTGACAATGTCGAACTTCACCAACAGTTGTAACATAGCGTAAACATCCCCTATCTCTTCTTTAAGCAATTGATTTTCTCTATGGTTATCTTTCCTGATAGCCTTACTACATGCTTGCACTAACTCACCACATTCTTCCATGGTGATGACCATCAGTTGTAACAGTGCGTCTTTACTCATCATATATCCACCAACTCACAGACACCAGCTGTACAGGCTAGTTCCTGTGTCCCTTTCGTGTTATCTTCTTTTTCAAAGTCTTGTAACTTACCCCAGTCTATGTTCTTAGGCATCTCACTGTGTAATTTCTTATACTGCTCCTCATCAATATCTTGATACGGTGCTTGTTTATACGTGTGATCTGAGAATGGTAGGAAGGACACACCTGATAAGTAATCAAAGTTATCCCAACACCAGTTACCTACGTTTACCCATTCCTGTTCTTTGACTGATATAGTTACAGACGGTTTGTGTTCACACCAATGGACAGCGTAGGTTTTCCACATCTCTAACTGTTCTATTGCAGACATGCTAGTTCTAAACACAGCATCTTTTGCTGTCTTCATAGGAAACGCAAACACCGTAGTATGTTCAGGTTTCATCACGTCAGGCTCATTCGGTATGCCTTGTGACTTCATAAACTCTGTAAGTGGGTCTTTGTTATCTCCTCTTACTGTTCTTATGTAATAAGGATTGTGTCTAGCGTGTATACCACTAGCACTATCTACTAACTGACTGACTGTACCGGAAGGTTTTACACAGGTGATTGCTGTAGACTGTGGTATACCAAGTGTGCTTGACCACTCTTTGTTTACAGCGACAGCCTTCTCTCTCAGCTTGTTCAGTCTATCTGCTAGTTTAGAATCATTCTTATTTAATAGAGGACTATCCATAATACTTGTGAGTGACACACCAAGCAGTCTCTCTTCTTCTGTATTATCCTGCCATCTCTTACGCAAGTAACCAAAGTTTGTAAGTGTTGCCTGTATAGTACCAAGTATAGTAGCATGTTCTACCTTATCTAACAACGTAGCCATGCTGTCTGTAGGTCTGCAAACTACCTCCGTCAGGTTACAGAACTGATTAGGTCTGAGTATGATCTCTGAACAAGGGTTCGTACCAAAATCATAATCTGCTCTACGTCTACCATTCTGTCCTGCCTTTTCCTGTGCAGACACTCTGTTAAAGATACCTCTCTCACCAGATTTACTTTCATACAAAGACAGCCACTCTTTCATAAAAATACCAGCGTCAGGTTTTTCTGTGTAGGCTACAGAGTTGTTAGCAAGTGCTCTCTCCGGATTGGTATCCCACCATGCACCAGACTTAGCCATTCGTAATCTCTGGTCTGATAAATTAGATAGAGATATGAGAGCTGATCTACGAACACCACCAACAACTACAACCTCTCCCGTCTTACAAACAATATCATGACACTCCATGGCATTTAACTTTCTGCCCTTGGCACTTCTAAACTTTTCTATAGTAAAGTCAAACAAGTTTACTAACGGTTGTGGGCCACTGGCTCTACCACCAAATGTTTTCAATCGCTGTCCGGTAGGTCTTACCTTGGTTACATTTATCTTTGGTATTCTATTTGTGTACAGGTAAGATATCAAATCTCTAAATGCTCTAGCCCATCCTTCTTTGGAATCAGCCACTGATATAACATCTTCTGTATGTTCAAACTCTCTATCTGGTATGGTAGGTAACTTATCTACGTACTGTCTTTCAACAGAGAAACCTACACCTGTGCCATTCATTAGTATGTACAGCACTTCATCAAAAGAACGAGGGCTGTCCACAGGTATATACGAACAGTTATATCCAGCTATGTTTTCTCTACGCAGTGCCTCACCAGCAGTCATCAATGCTCTCATAGAAGGCATGACAGATGTTGTGAGTATAGCATTCTCTATTCTATCCCATGTGCTATTCTCAAACTTCACACCTATGTTCCTGTCCACATGATCTGCAAAGAAATTAATCAATCTTTGTACAGTCTCAGACCACGTCTCCCTTCTACCCTCTTCAGGTTTCCATCTTGAGTATCGTGACATGTGTATAAACGACTGATACTCTGTTGGTAAAAAATTACTCTTCGCCATATTCCATCTCCAAAATCATTTCTAAATAGTGTATTGCTTTGTGTATATCTTTTGCACCATCACCTTTTCTCCTATGCCTAGTAATATACTTTAAAGCATTACCTTCACAAAAAGTCAAGTTGTTTTCCATGATGTAATCAATAGGCTGTATCTTACAATCTTTATAGTGACTACCACCCACCTGTCTATTCGTAGCCATCTTAGCTTGCTTCTCTAAATTTGTTTTCTTAAACTCTTTCTGCTGCACAGTCTGTCTGATAGCTTCATCCATACTTTTAGGTTCACTCGCCATCAGGTTTCTCCGGTTGAAACTCGAACTGAATAACATTATCATCTTCTTCATCATCCTGTTCAAGAACGAATGGCTGTTCCACATCTGGCTTACTAATCTTTGTGTCTCTATATATTGCAATTTGACCTCTCTCTAATAAATATTCTGGTTCATTTAAAATGGATGCTGTAATTCCTCTCATGACTGTATAGCCATCTGTAACTTCTTTATTATCTGTGCTATCGTAACACATAAAATCTGTAGCACCATTAGGCTGGTCTCGTATGATAATCACATAAGAACCTTTAGGTATTACCTTTCCAAACTCTTTAAATATTTCTCTGTTATCAGACATCTAGCCACTCCTTTGGTAAAAATTTATCACACCACTTGATGTCATATCTATCACACCAACCACCATACGTTGTTTTAGAACCTTTGTACAGCTTTGAATTAGCATTGAGAAACAAAAACCGTATGTCTAATTCTGGTTGCTGTTTCTTAATTATCAAATGCTTACCTCTATCTGGTGCTGTAAACTGCCCTTTTACTTCTATAAAAAAACCATAATCTTGTAGAAAAAAATCGGGTGTGTATGTACATTTTCTAATGTAGGATAAAGAACAGCTTTCATATTTATACTTTATCTTATGCTTAACCAGTTGCTGTGCTACAGTCAACTCAAAGTTCGATCTAAATCCGTGTGACTTCATACTCATAATGTTCGTATATCCTTCGGTGGGTACATGTCAAATATCTCTGATGTTTCGTCTCGCATAGCTCCCATAAGTTTAGGTGACTTCTTCTCCATCTCATGCAACACATCCGTCCAGTTGCCTATGAAAAAACATACCAATGCACCTCTATCTAATAAAGATTTCATAACAGCTAAGTCCTTTCTAAACAATCTTATCTTCTCTTCAAACTGCATATCCGACCAAAACCCAGTGTACATACTGCCGTACTTTTCATCTACCATAACGTAAGATTTTCTAATACAAATAGGTATGCTTTTACTATTGTTTCGTACCTCTCTTACTATCTCAGGCCCTGCTATTTGATCTTCTGATTCTGGATAGGCAAAGTATACTCTATCATTCATAAATATATCACTCATGTTTATATTAGTTTGAAAATACAAAGGCATCTATATTTCTCTTCTTGTAAGTTTACTATACCAAACAGTCTTTGGATACTTTGCTGTAGAGCCTACTTTCTTATGCATGATAGAGTCAGGCCAACACTTTCTTTTGAAATCACAGAAACCACAGATGCTAGGCAGTAATCTGTTTCCTGTTTTCTTCTCTTGTTTGTATTCATCTTTGTATGTCTCTGCCGTATCTGAAAAACAGCGTTTGAACTTCTCACCATTTACCAAAGCATTTAAATTCTTACGTGCAAGTTGTAGAAACTCTTTCCTATCTTCATCCTGTACAATCGGTGCTTCACAGACAGTCCACTCACCACTTGCTTTGTTTATAACTATCCACCCACCAAACTCCTTACCTACAGATTCGCTGTACAGGTAACCTTGTGTGATATAACCAAATACATCATCACTTTTAATTTTCTTATATCCTCCCATCTCACCAAACTTATGATCAAAAGCATACGGACTTGCTGATTTGATGTCCCACACTTTTCCATCTATAATTATATCTAATGTACCATTCACTTGATTCTTACCAAGTTTTAACTTTACTCGTTGCTGTTCTTCTTCTACATTTACACCTGCCGATTTCAGAATCAGGATTGAGATAGCCTCGACCATATCACCGAATATAAATCTAAGAATAGCATTATACTCAATGGCTTTCTCGACACCATCTCTTTCCATTTTCTGTTGGCAAAGTGGACGGCCTAAAGAGGACATGCGAGGCCTCCATTCATCAGAGGAAGGATTGAATTGCTTATGAATGGAAGCTACACACGCCTCTTTAAACTCGTCTACAAGTTTAGGGTCTAGCTCAACGCCCTCTTTCGAGACCTTACTGAGAAAACCCTGTACCTTTTGGATGATTGCACTATTCATTTACAACTGTGTCGAAGCTCTCTTTATCACCACGAGCTTCTTCATGTTTCTTCATGATTGACTCATTGTAACCCTTCACAGTTTCCATAAATTCATGCATTAACTTATCATCCCCTTCAGTCCAGTCAGCTATCTGCCCACGAGGCGTTAGCTCTGCTTGAAAATAGATGTTCCCACCTTTCTTTTTTCGTACAGAAGACAGCCCGATAGTAGTCAACCACATAGGTTGTTTTTGTTTATGCAGGCTTTTTAGACAGTCGCTTGTCGGAACGAAGTTCGCACCCTTTGCGTACCACACGCAGGGAATTTCTTTCTTCTCTGTAGCTTTACCCTTTTTATCTACAGCATTCTCTAGTGTCACAACACCATAGATATTCTGGTTACACTTTACACTCTTCTGTAACACCCACTCAGGGCTGTCCTTTGGTAAAGACTCCAGCTCACTCGCATCTAATCGACCACACTTCAATCCTCCTTCAGTGTCGTAAAACTCACTGTTGAAAGATGGTGCCTGTACAGTCATAGATGAGAAAGTGCTCTCTTCATTATCCCAGACTGAGTATGAGTACGTTCTCATAAACGGTCTGATCATTGCCTTCTCACCGTAGAATATACCATCGTCTGTAATCAAAGAGAAATGTCCACGAGGTAGAGCATTCCCTTCTTCATCCTCAGATGCGTGATTTATTGATAGTCTTGCCAACCCCTTGCTTGTTGTTGCTGGCATGTCTGCTGCCTGTCCAGTCATCTTCATCATCTCTTCAATAGATGCTGTTGATATCTTCTCAGGCAACTTAGTCTCCATAGTTGTTTGGTTCATATGTTTAACACTCCTTTCATGTCTAACCAGTTATTACCAATTTTTATTTCGATTCCAATAGGCATATCATACTCGATATTATACCTTCGTATACATTCAGACTTTATGGATAGCATTGCTGTCTTCAAAGCGTCTATCGCTAGCTCCTTCTCAGAGGGATAAACGTCAAGTACGATGGAATCATGTACTGTATTGCAAATTATAGTCTTCATTTTATTTATTGTCAACATGTTTTTTAAATAAACTAATGCGATAGGTAGCAAATCCGCTGTAGCAAAGCCTTGTACAGGATAATTTTTTATTGAAGTAGAGTTGGTAACACCGCCATGACGCAACCTATATGTATTTTCAAATGAAAAATGTCGTCCATTTGGCAAAGTGATTTGCTGTTCAGTCACAGCCTCGTTGCACAAGTCTTCGTGCCACTTGGTAACACCTTGATATTTATTTTTAAATGCCCTGTAATACTCGACTTGCTTTGGCGTACCCATCAACCCTCCGTATAAAGGCTTGAACGTATCTGCTTTAGCATCCTGTCTAGACACTCCTAGTATGGATGCTGTATAGGCGTGAACATCTACATCATTACCCACGTCCTCATACACCTTCTTATCTTTGGCTAAGAAACCTGCCACACGAAACTCAAGCTGTGAGTAATCACCTTCCATAATGTGACCACCGTGCCATCTACTCACCACCACTTTACGCACAGGAAATGTACCACCTCTTGGCATATTTTGAAAGTTTGGATTCCTAGAAGATAGTCTACCAGTTGACGTGACACATTGCATATACTGTGGATGTATCTTATCTTTACCATCCATTGCTCTCTCAATACCATCTATAAAAGTTTTCAAGTATGTTTTGATAGCATTATAGCGACTGTAAGATTCCACGAAAATTTTTTGTTGAGAATTTGCGGATGAAACCAGTTTGTCAATCATATGTTTATCAGTTTTAAATCCATGCACTGTAATGTCATCTACACTATTAACATTCATCTTAAAACCAGCTATCTCTTTCTGCCTGATGTACACCACACCTTTGCCTCTACAGGCTTTACATATTCTTCTCTGCTTACCTATAGTGCCGTCTTTCTTCATAGCATAGAAATAACCAGAGCCACCACACTTATTACAAGATTCCATTTTAGTCTTGTACAGCAATCGTGTCTGTCTAGCTAAGTTCTGTGATA